CTACATCTTTAGGTGAAACTGCCGGTATAAGTTTAATTAGATGATAACCATATACATCCTTTGCAAATTTATAACCAAACCATTTTAATATTTTCATATTATCCTCACTACTAATATTTATGGGCCTGAAAAAGAGCATCCCAATTGGTAACTGAGATGCTCTATTTTATTAGCTGTAACTAAATTACAGTAGGTTCAACACACGGATCAAGCGGTAATAAGGGTTCTTATTAGCGACAATATGTCCGTCTGAAGTAGGAACTTCTGTAAATCTGAATGGATTTTCAACAACACCATAACGTGTTTTGAATCCAATCTTTGGTTGGAAGCTCTGCTCACCAACTGCACGTACCATTTGTAGAGGTACATATGGGCAATAGAAGAACCCGGCATCATAAGGAGAAGTTCCTTTATAGCCGACCATTGCCAATTCGTGTCCACTTGATGTTCCCAAGAAATAAGGATCAATATAAACACGGAAACGACCGTTTAACACACCGCAGAATGTGTTCCCTGTATCATCAACATTCAAATTTGTTGATAGAGCAGGTGCGTATGCAAGTGCTCCAGACATAGACAAAGCAGAAGCAACGTCTGAAGATGCGATAACAATATTACCACGCCCTCTACGTGTTCTCTTTGCAATCTGGTTTGCTTCACGTTCCAATTGGAACAGAAGTCCTTTGAACTTTTCAACTGACCAACGACCATTGCTATCTACGTTTAAGTCAAAAGTACCGTTGTTAGCAACTGTACCCTGGGCTCCAGTTTCAGCAATGTAATACAATGTACGGACAACTTCACGGTTGATTTCAGTTAAGATTTCAGCAGACAGAATATTTGCCAATTCTGTTTCAGCATCAAGACCGTGAATTGCTTTCAAGTCTTGCGCTAATTCCATAGTGTATTCTGCTTTCAAAGCGCGTGATTTTGCAGTCACGGTCACTTTGTCAATGCTAAATGCCATTTGAGCAAAAGCATCTGTTGCTCCAGTTACATCATCTCCAAGAGCTTCAGCAGCCGCTGTAGTCAAACCAGTACCTGTTGTGAAACCACTTGCTAGAGGTGGATAACCAGAACCAAATTCATCTGTTCCAGCATGTGTGCCAGTACCAGAGAAATCAGTATCAGCTTCTTGGAACAAAGCTTCTGTTCCTGTCTGATTTGAATATCTGCTACGTAGAGCAAAAATCAATCCAGTAGGACCAGTCATAGGTTGAACACCGCAAACATCATAGGCAATCAAATTCGGCATAGCACGGCGAACCAAGCTAATTAAAATAGGATCCCATGTACCAATGTTTCCAGCACCAATGCTATTGGTTGGGGCAGATTCAGTAAGGATTTTTCTTTCCTCACGCAAAGCCGCATCTTGATTTTCAAGAATTAATGCAGTAACAGCGCGTTTGTAAGGATCCTTAATTTCGGGAAGTCCTTTATAATCCAGAACTGGCTGCCACTTTTTCTGAAGTTGTTCAGTTAAAACCATTTTTCTATGTCTCCTTGAATATTATTATTCTTTAATTATTTAGCGAAACTTAATTTTTCACTTGACGATCCAAGGCTTTAACGTAAGCAGCCATTGATGGATCCTTAACTTCTACTTCAACATCGTTATTATTTTCTTCAACAGCATTTCTATCTTCTGTTAAAGGAACACGATTACTCTGTGTTGTTTTTTGTGAGAAATAACTCTCTTTCAAAGTCTGCAATGTTCCCTTATAAGAAGCTACATCTTTAAAGGAAACACTTTCTGCTAATCCACGCAATTTTTCAATTTGTGTATCAGCAAGTCCTTTTGAAACTTCTGCAAATGTAGCAGACTTTTCTCTTTCTACCAAAGTGTTTGTCAAATTAATGTTGGCATCAATTTGTTCATTCAACTTGGTTTCAAGTGTTTGAACTTTGCTTGCTAATGTAGCAACTACATCTAATTTTTCTTGAGGAACTTCAATGTAGCTTTCAGCAAACAATTTCTTCAAACCAATCAAGAAATCTTCTGTTAATTCATTCTTAATACCGCGTTCAATAGCAATTTCATTTTCTTTCATCCATTGCTCTACAACGTAGTTAAGATATTGATCTACCTTGGTTGCAAGGGTTTTCTTTTCAGCTTCCAAGATTTGAACGTTTTCTTTTACGATCTGTTTCTTGGCTTCCGCGATGACAGACTTTGAACGTTTTGCAACGGCAGATTCAAATACAACCGATGCTTTCTTTTTAAAGGATTCAGAAAGTTTTTCGCCAGCGAAGATAGCATCAAGAGCTTCCTTCACTTCTTCCTTATCTTTCTTTTCATCCTTATCATCTTTGTCTTTATCATCTTCACCCTTTTCGTCTTTGTCTTTCTTGGCGAAAGGATTGTCACCCTTTTCTTCTTTCACTTCATCTTTATCTTTTTCGTCCTTCTCGTCCTTCTCATCTTCTTTCTTTTCGTCTTCTTCACGGACGATCCATTCAGGACCACCTACTTGAGGACCACTAATTTCAGGGTATCCAACCTTTCCCTTTTTATCATTACCGATAATATCGGTTGAAGTTGGCTTTGAAGTTGGATAAGGAGCCTGAGTAGGAACACCACGAGTATAATCGGGTGCAGCTACTTGAGTTGGAGATACAATTGGTGCGCCCAAATCTTCATAACCGGGTTTAACATCAGTGGGACTGATATGTAATGGTTGGCCAGAAGCATTTTCGCCCGCTTCAGTAATAGCGCGGTTTTCCTTTAACAAATCTAAAATCTTTTTTTCAAGTGACATGGAACTGTTAGTCTCCTTATTATTTAATCCTATTAATATTTATTAAATTAATGTTTTTCAATACTTACAATCTAAATAGGAAATCAGTAAATAGTTTCATTTTGGTATCTTCTTGTAATTCTATAGGTTTGTAAACTACCTTTTCGATTTCCTTCTTAT